TATTGGCGAATAATTTTTCTGTATAATAACCACCTCTTCAATTTTACTTTTATTTTTTAATGCCAAATCACCCTGTCTTTCCAACCTTTTTTCTATATTCTCAAACTTCCATTTCGTTGTGGCTTTAAGCTCCTTTATCGTGCCATAGTTTTGTCTAGTCTTGTTTTCTGTGTCGTTTACTTTCAGTTTTATATCCGATATGGCGTCAATTGTCTTTTGTTGCCCTGTGTACAAAATAGAAAGCTTTTCGTCGTTGCTCTTTGCGTTTCTTTTCGTCATGTTTAACAATATCGGCATAAATATTCCCGTCAACATTGATACAATTGCTATAAATACACCAACCACCTTTATTATCATTAAAGTTGTTTCTTCCATTGTTTTTTTTCTATTAATATTTCATTATATTGTTTTAAAATATATTCATGTTCTGGCAATAACTCATTGAAATACATAATTTGATTACCATTTGCACTATAATATTCAGCTTTTTTTTGTTCTTTTAATAATATAACATGATTTCTTAATGCAATTAAATAATCATTATATAAAATAACGACATCTGGAATCGTTACCCTTACATTGAAATTTTCAAACTCCCACGTACTGTCATAATATTGCCATTTGCCGTTTACTTTTCGATAATTAATGCTTTCTGAAATTGATTGAAACGGGGTGTTTTTATCTACTTCAAATGGTAAATTATCAGCATATCCGCAAGCGTCTATATTTCCTTCTTTGTCTAATCTGTATCTTAATATTTTCATAATAATCGGTTTGTATAAAAACCATTAACTTTTGTCGGAAAATCATAATAAGCAAAATCAGGCTGAATTGTGCCTGATGGGTTTGTTGTATCTATACAATGCAATCTTTGAAAGCTGTCATCTAATAATAAATGCAGGTTATTAAAAGCATACATACCGTCCCTTATTGCTGTCAAGTCAATTGCATTTGATAAAATAAAACTATCATAATTTAAGTCATCAACTCTAAATATACAAAACTTATTCCCTCCTCCGCAATTAATATAAACATTATTTAAATGGTCTAGCGTTGCCAACAATACACCGCCGGCCATACTTGTATTTCCTAATGTCGAATGAATGTTTCCTTTTTGATTTATAAAATGCAATTTACTTATATGGTTTTTACTGCCAATACCGTAAAGTCCTGTCATTCTGTTATAACTTATAGAATATCTAATGCCCCCATCTATTGAAATATGCAACCCAAACCTGTTATTTATGATATCTATTTCAGCTATCTGTGCAAACGTGTTTTTTATAAAATTAAAAAATTTTTTTGATTTATAATTTATATGAGCATACGCTAATTCTAATGTACTTTTATTTACAAATATATTATTATTTAAATCCAGCATAATCCATTTACTTCCCCATAAGTATTGAGAAAAATAAACAATATTATCAACATAGTTATAAACCACCATTTGTATCTTCCTGGTGAGTCCGGTATGGGTTGTAAATGAATTTAAATTGCCGTTTAAATCTGTAACCGTATCATCTGAATTTATATATGAATAATAAGTATCATTATTGCCTGTATTTGCTCCATATACAATAGTTTTACCATAAACATATAAATTATTTATCCAATAACCCCCCGATGGTAATAAAGGAAGTGTAATTGTTAATTCTAACGGGTTTATACTCCATACCCCAGCACCTACATAATTTGACGGTACAAATAAAGTATTGTCTATTTTGTAAATCTTGTCATCAACTGATGACACAGCATATGTTTTTTTTCCGTTTCCTATATTAAAATTAATAGATTGCCTTAATTCATCATATTCTGACGGTGTAATTGTTAAAATAATTTGAGCCGTTCCACTTGCTGTTTTTGTGATTTTAACTAAATAAGTTGTATTAAGTTCGACTGCTAAAGGCAAACTAACCGCCGCCCCGTCAATTGTGTAACTGCTTATATTTGTAGTTTCAATTTTTGTTATATTACCGAAATGTTTTGAATAGAAGCCCCAGTCTGTATTGTTTTCGTTAAAATCTATTGTATAAGTCATGTTTCCCAACTTATCCACCTTGTCAATGGTTACAATCAAGTCCTCCGTTTCGGAAATATTTGTAATTAATTTTTCCGGTTCAGTAATAATAGTATTTATCTTATCACACGTCATAAGTCACATCCTGTTCTACTGCTTGTTTTCCTTTTAACACCGTATCAATTATATTGCTGCTATCCTCCGTCTCCGTATCATAATAATATGTCGCTACATCCCAATCCACATCAAATTTTTCAATAGTAAACAACCAAGTCGCAGCGTCATCAATGGTAATGCCATCCCCGTCCTAGATATATTTTGTTTCAGTTCCTGTCTTGCTGTCTTTTCTAAACTTCATTTTTACAGCCACCAAACTATTCACAGGCGGGTCTCCGTTTTCATCTGTCACCTGGATTTGCCTTGCTCTAAAAGTGTCACCCTTTAAAATACTTGGAAAATCATAATTTTTATTTCTTACAGTTACGGTTGCCATTAGTCCTGTGAATGAGATTTGTCGGAATCCTTTGAATACATTCCTATTAAAAATCCAAAAATTGCAATAATACTCGGGCCTATCATTGAAAATTCTTCCATGTTGATATTACCTACATAAAACATTACCAACGAGCTTACAAAGCACAAAAGACCTGCAATCGCCAACAAACTTGTTTTTAAACCTTTTTTAGTCTTCATTATCATTGTTTTTATTATTATCTACTTCTTCTACTTTTATAAATTCTTCCGATAATTCTTTCTCGATTTCCGCTTTTTTAAGCACCGTTAAATAATCTCCAGTATTAAGTGCTTCGCAGGCTTGTTCCGCAGTAGTAAGGGGTATATTTTTAAGCTGTCCGCCTAATTTTCCTCTCTCTGCATTTATTTCCTTGAGCGGGTCAATGTGAGGAACTGTCGCTCCAATAAATCTGCAATATCTGTAAGCTGCCAAAACAATCGTATTATTGCTCATATATGCTTGCAAATATCCTTCCGCTCTAATTGTATTGTTTAATATCTGTACATCAAGCCAAAAGCTGTAAAATGGCTTATAAAACTGTTCCTCCAGCAAATTAATCCTGTCGGTCATCATTTTATACTCCCAACTTTTTAAAGCTGCTCTGCTGCCGCTGTATGCTCCTCCAAACTTATCCACAGCAACTTCCGGCGGGATGCCCAATGTTGCATAGACAATATCTGAATTGACACTGAAAAAATCCTTGAAATTTATATCACTTTCAAAGTTATTTCGCTTCAAATCACTGCCTATTGGCATGTTATAAGTCTGTTTATTTGTAGTCTGGGCAACTTTTGTCGCTATTGCTTCACAGGACGCAAAAGAATCCGTTTCCGGAGCAACGCCCTTTCCTTTGCCCATGCTTTGAGCAAGCTGGTTGAGCATAGGATTTTCGCCGTCACTGAACTGATTATGTGTAATATGATAAGGTATTTTTGCATTCTCTTCAGCACTTCCCAGAGCGGCATCCTTATATCTGTCCATCTTGCTCGCTGTCTCCAGTATTGCAGTAAGCAAGGACATTCCGCGAACAGAATTAGTCTTGTACTTTAAGCCATAAAACAACCACGCAACCCTCCGCCCTGTCTTTTTTCCTTTTGCAAGAATTCTTTCGTACTTAAAATTTTCCTGTATAATATAATAAGCTACATGAGAGCCCTTCTTGTTTATCTCTACACCCTCTACAATTTTATTGCCCCGATTTTCTGCTGCTTTATAATAATCGTTACCAATTGGGTCTTGGACATAATATCCGTCAATTGTTTCAATGTTTACCCGCCCGTCACTTACTCTTTGCACACATAACACATCACCACTCAAGAGGGCGTTTTTTAATGCTTCATTTGCTACATCATGCAAATTTAGTTCCATGCTGTAAGAGCTTTCCTTCATTTTAGCATATAACCTAAAATAAGCTTCCGCATTGGCAGTAAAATCTTCATTGTTTATCGTTATTTTATTGTTTTCCAGAATCTTTTCTACTGGGTCTGCCTGCAACTTTAGTCCTGGGCCTACTATCCATAGACAGTATTTTTTTATGGCGTTCTGTATGATGTCACTTTTTAAGAACGCTTCCCAACTACGAGCCCTTATATTATAATAATCAAGGTAATAATTTTTAGGAGTACCAAGCTCATAGGGCGTCTTTTCTCCATCAAACGGAACCATATTCTGTCCGCTCCATCTCGAAAAACTATAAAAATCAGCAACAGGCTGGACTTTTTCCGCTTGCTTGCTGACAGATTTTTTTGTAATGAAACTTAATAATCCCATATTAATTCAATCCTTGCCACGGACGTAAAACCATTCCGCGGCCGTTTAATTTATTTATAATCCTTTGCTTCAACCTATCGTATGCTTCAATTGCTTTTTCTATTGATTCAGAACTCTTATAGAGTGTTTTTATTTTTACCTGCCCGTCATCAATCATATACTCCTCTACGTCTGCATTACCTACAACACCAAGAGCCCTTATTTCAAGAGCTTCAATTATCTGGTTTATACGAGTAAGCCTTTCCAGCAAACCGCTTGCAGATTCTAAATATACTGTTTCCGTACAGGCTGCCATATTAAGTTCTCATAATAAATATTTTTAAATTCTTACAAATTTTATGTAAAATTAAAACAATTTTTTATAAAAAACAGCATATTTATATTAAAATATGTTTTAAAACATTTTGCAATTAATATGCTTACTATATATTTGTATATAAGCATGTTGCAACATTGCAAAAAAAATAATTTCAAAAAAAGTAAAAAAAACTTTTGCAGTTTAAATATATAGTATATATTTGCACTTACAAACAAACAAAAAACTTTGCACAATGTTTAAAATTATAACAGTAATAACAATAAAATTAAGCAGCTTAATAAAATTAGAATTATTAATGTTTGCAATAAGATTTATAAACGAATTTATTTTTAACTTTTAAAAAACTTGTAAAATAAGAACGACAAATTTATTTATCGTATTAAACGAAGAAACACTTAACACAATGAAAGGAAAAGGAAATAAGACAGCAAAATTTAGAACAGAACAAGAAGCAAATTTTGCCGCTGCAGAAAAATTGAATATTTGGGTTGTGGTAAAAATTGATTTTAAACACGAATTCATAAATCATACAGTATAAGTAATAAATTTTAACTTTTAAAAACAAATAACAATGACAGAATATAACGGGTACACAAACAGAGAAACATGGCTTGTAGACATGTATTTTAAAATAGAAACATTAGATGACTGGACGCTTGCAAAACTTGAGATAGAGGAAATTAAAACAAACATAAAAGACCGCTTTTTAAGCGATTATGTCAATTTTAGCAAAATAGACTGGCAAAACTTAAAACCAAAATAAATTTTGCATAACAAAAATTATTACTTACATTTGCAGTCCTTAACATCTGTAACATTAATTAATAATTGATTTTTTAAAAAGCTCCACTCTTGGAGCTTTTTTTATTGCATCCCGCTGATAATATCAACAAACTCCGCCCAAGTACTGTATCTCTTGCCCAGCTCTTTCATTATATTAGTGCTTACAATCTTTCGTAATGCTAAATTATATACCGCACAATCAAAGAAGTGGTTCGCTGTACTGCTATGCTTTCGCACCCACTTCCAGCCTATTGGCTCTCCGTCGTCATCCGTTTCTATCTTTTTTTCCTCCGCCTCATACTGCCTAAAGTAAGCATTGTCATACTTCCTGTTCTTGTGCTCCGGCATAGGAAAATTAATAAAACCAGAGGGCTGCGGCATGTCATTATTTTTTGTCCACTTGAGCACAATCATTTCAGCGAGCTCGTCCTTCAACAAATCAACCTGCAAAATATACAGATTTGGGCGTTCTCGTGCAGGCTTAAACTTTGGCAAGTCTACACCCGCCTTGTTCATTTTTTTTGCGACGTCGCCCTTTAAACCTATCACCTTACTCGGATAAGCATCTATAAAGCCGTAAGCATAGTGAGTATAATACCCAGTGTCCACACCCGTCATCATTATTCGCATAGTTTTATCATCGTCCGTAAAATATTCAATACCGACTACTTCGTTGTAAAAATAATCCCAAACATTATCCGCTTCGTTGTTTCTGTAAGTCCACTTCTGCCGCTTTACATCCTTTTTTCTTCCGCTCTTATATGTCCCTATACTACCATGGTTTACGGAATAGACACTTCCGGAAGCTGTATGCCCAACGACTTCCCAATCCATACGAGCATCATCCAGCGTGCCGTTCAAGTCACAGCTACATGTGAGCATTACAATATTACCATTGCCGTCCAGATTACTTAATTTATTAGGCACCAAACCGACTTCATACTGCCTTGTATTATTGCTCAAAGCAGTCGCATTCAGCTTCGTTTGTTTCTCCTCCCACGGTTCGCCAAGGACAAGATTCTTAAAAACCTTAAGCTTGCTCTGTATAGTCCGTCCTTCCTTGTATGTACCTATATACTGATAAACATAATGTATCCAATCATACATGTTTGGAGCCGCAGTCAAGCAGCTTATATGGTAACTATATATTCCGGGACGCTCCGGCTCTGCTGTGGGTACCCATTTTCCGTGCAGATTCATTTCGTATTTGTGCTTCTCCTTCCAAAACTCGCCACATTCCTGGCATACATAGCCCACAGAGCTCTCAATTAACTTGTCGTTATCATCCTTCTTAAACACAATACCAACGCTCTTTCCGTTTTTATCCTTGTCATGCCATATCAATTCTATATACGCTCCACACTTTGGGCAAGGGACGTGCCATTTTCTCTGGTCGCCCTTGTTGTAAACTTGCTCTATATTGCTGGGCTTCTCTTGTGGTGTGCTGATAAAGAACTGCTTCATGGAATTAGCATTCGTTGAAAATCTTTGCTGCAATAAATCATAGACGTTTCCTTGCTTCTTGTCGCTTATCTCCGCCGCATCCCAATCATCAAAAAAACCATACTTGATACTTCTCTGCTTACCTAATTTGTCTATGCTATTAAGTCCGCCAGCGAACAGTCTTCCGCCTGCATACTCCTTGTATTTACTGGTGTCTCCTGTCCGTTGGTTTCTTTTTCTTATTGTATTTGGACGTATCAAATGTCTAATACCACAGCTCTCTATCCC